TATGTATTTCGTTCTTAGATCAATATTTATAAACTACATAAAAGCAAAGAATAAAATTAGAACTGTACAAATAGAAAAATTCTTTAGAGATGAAGATTATATTGAAATTAAAGATTTAGAAAAATTTACAATAATAGATACTATTACAGAAGAAATTGCATTTGGTAGATTATGCAATAAAATGGATTTAGAAGTTAATGATTGGCATTGGTACGATAAGAAGATATTCGAGCTTTATAGAGATACACCATTAAGCATAAGAGGGATGGCAAAGGAAACAGACATCAGTTCTGTTAATATATTCCATACTCTAAAAAAAGGTAAAAATATTATGAATCAGAAATTTGCAGAAGATTATGAAGATTTCAAAAATGGAGATTTCGATTTGATATAGATTTTGTTTTGTTTTGTTTTAGTAAGAAAGGAGCTGTGTTATACAACATGGCTCTTTTTGTGTTATATAAAAAAATAGTATATGCAAGTAGAAGTATCTGTTCCAAGTTCTCTTAGAGAGGTTAAACTTAAAAACTATCAAGAATTACTAATTAAAGAAAATCCAGATAATGATGACATGCTTAAATGCATCTTAAATATCAATACTAAAGAATTAGGTAAGATAAAAGATAAGGATGTAGATAATCTACTAGCAATTATAAATAAGCTCTTTGATAAAAAACATGAGTTTATTCCCACCTTTAAAATGAAGGGTGTGTTGTACGGATTTATTCCAAAGCTAGATGATATTACCTATGGAGAAAATAAAGATGTTACAAACTACATAAACGATTGGGGAAATATGCATAAAGCTATGGCTGTTCTTTTCAGACCAGTAAAGCAAAAGCTAAATTCTAAATACTTAATAGAAGATTATGAAGGTAGCCACAAGTATAGTGAGATGATGAAAAATATGCCACTTGATGTAGTACTTGGAGCGATGGTTTTTTTTTGGAATTTAACAAACGCATTGCTGAACTCTATACCGAATTATTTGGAGAAGGAAATGAAACAGGCACAGATGCAAGGAGTGGATTTAGCAGAAAGTGGGGAAGCTATTCAGAACTCTATACACTTGCTCAAGGCGACATTACAAAATTTGAACAGGTTACAAAGTTATCCCTTCATCAATGCCTAATGTATTTGGCTTTTGAAAAGGAAAAACTACAGCTAGAGAATACAATGATTAAAAACAAATTTAAATAATATGCAAGGATTTTATAACCTATCTAACAAAATAAGAGAAACTCTACAATTAGATGCTTTTGTTAATACAGTAACCTATGGAGATATTTTTGAAGTAGATTTAAACAAGCAAACTATATTTCCATTATCTCATGTAATGATTTCAGGAGCAACTATGCAGAGCAATGTCTGGAACTTTTCAGTATCGGTATTATGCATGGATATAGTAGATGAGAGCAAAGAGTTTCCAGAAGGCACACCAGCTGATTTCAGAGGTACTAGCAATGAGCAAGATGTACTTAACACGCAAATGGCAGTAGCCAATAGATTACTAGAGTTATTACTAAGAGGAGATTTATATGTAGAGAAATATCAGCTAGAAGGCAATCCACAATTAGAGTTTTTTGTTGATCGTTTTGAAAATAAGTTAGCTGGTGTTACAGCAACTTTTAATGTATTAGTACCTAATGATATGACTATATGCTAAAAGAACTATCAGCTGAGTTTAGAAAATTTGGAAGTTTTGTTATACAAGGTGCAAGAGCTGAATTAACTAAAGAGAAAAAAGGCAATGGAGAATTATTCAATAGTCTTAACTATGAATTAACAGAGTCCGACAATAATTATGATATTAGTTTTTATGGTGTTGATTATGCAACTTTTGTAGATAAAGGAGTTCGAGGAAATGATCCTAGTAAAGTATCTCCTAATGCTAAACTAACAGGGCAACAAGCTCCACGATCTCCTTACAGATTTGGTAGTGGATCATCTAGTGGATCATGGGATGAATTTCAAGGAAAAATTAGAGCATGGGCAAAGCAAAAGAATATAAGATTAAGAAGATATAAAACAGTAAATGGAAAAAGAGTTCCTACTGGAAAGTTTGAAAAAGGCAATTATAATAGTATAGCATATATAATATCTAAAAATATATTTAATAGAGGAATAGCTCCTACTATGTTTTTTACTAAACCTTTTTTAAAAGGAGTAGAAATATATACTCCACTACTTGAAGCTGCATTTGCTAAAGATGTAGATGAAATGATTAAAGTTAACATAGCATTACAAAATAAAAAGAAATAACGAATGGCAAAATTAAACGTAAGAAGTCCATACTTCATAAATCATACAGCAACCAATTTAACAAGTGCAAAGCTTGAAATAGTTATATATTTTGGAGTCGCTAATATTTCTTTTGGCACTCCTCAATATACTTTAGTTTCTACAGCTATAAATGAAAAGGTAAACTTTGAAGTTTCTGAATTGATTAAAGATTATATAGATACAGAATTTGATGGAACTTTTCCTACTGTTCCAGTTTCTTTAACAGAATCAACTACAATATTTGTAGATTATAGAATAACTGAAACTATTGTTGCTACCCCTACTGTATTAACTCCAGTATATGGCAATAGAGCTTTTTATGGCTATGGATATTTTGAAGATGGAGCTAATCCAGTTCTCGATAACTTTGTATTACAATCCAATACTAGAATACTTAAAAATACTAATGCAACAGTAACAATTCCTGTTGATAATACTATTGCTACAAGTCTAGTTTGGAAATATCAAGGATCACCAGTTTCAAGTATTTCAATATCAGCACAAACCAAAATAGAAAATCAAATTACTTATGTAACAAATACAGGAAACTTTAATGTAGATCAAGCAGAGATTGGTACTGGTCAAAAAAGTCTAACTATAAATATTGATTCTTATGAGAAATGTAAGTACTCTCCAATCAAATTAACCTTTATAAATAAGTTTGGAGCATATCAAGAAATATGGATGTTTGCGAATTCTATATTAAGCATGGCAACAAATGAAGAAAGATACAAGTCTAATATACTTACTAACGGAACGTATAATACATATGATCCACAAATTAAATTGCTTACTAAAAATGCAAATCAAACTCTAAAATTAAATAGTGATTACTATCCTGAATCTTACAATGAAGTTTTTAGACAATTATTTTTAAGTGAGAAAGTCTGGATAGACTATGAAGGTCAAACTTTAGGAGTAAACATAGAGAGTAAACAAATCACTTATAAAACAAGTCTTACTGATAGTTTAATAAACTACACTATAGATGTAAGCTTTGCCTTTGATACAATTAATAACATAAGATAGATGCAAGTAGTAGAGCTATACATAAGTAATACCAGAGTTGATTTGTTTAAGGATGAAAGCCTTACAATAACAGATACTATAATCAATGCTAAAGATGTCGCTAAAGTATTTACTGCATTCAGCCAACAATTTAGTTTACCAGCAAGTTCTACTAATAATCAAATATTCAAGCACTATTATAATTTTGAAATTAGTGGAGGGTTTGATGCTAGAGTTAGAGTAAGTGCTATACTTAAATTAAACGGAGTAGATTACAAGATTGGAAAAGTAAAGCTGAACTCAGTAGCAATGAGAGATAACAAAGCTTACTCATACAAAGTTGTATTTTATGGAGAAACAATAGCTCTTAATGATATATTAGGAGGAGATAAATTAGCAAACCTAGATAGTCTTGATGCTGAAAATCTTGTATATAATAATGTTAATATAAAATCTAAACTACAAGTTGATCCTTCTACTACTAATATTATTGCTCCTTTAATTACACATACTAAACGATTATATTATGATAGTGTAACTCATACAAACGAAGATGGGAATTTATATTATCATGGTGGTACTGTTGATTATCATGGGGTAGCACATACAGATTTAAAATATGCTATAAGAATACATAGAATTATTACAGCAATTGAAGCTCAATACAGCAATATAAATTTTAGCAATGATTTTTTTAATACAACTAATTTGCCATATTATAATCTATTTATGTGGCTTCACAGAAAGTCTGGATCTGTAGGTATTGGAGAACAAGTAGAAGGATTAAACCCAGTAAATGTAAGTGGATGGAGTTTAGCAACTGGTAATTGGTCATCAATTCCAAATGCTGCTGCTTTAACAGTATTAGATACATTTCAAAACTATAGTAATTCAGATACATTATTACAATTAGCAGTAGTGCCAAATAATAATTTACAATACACGCTTATAGTGTATAGAGATGGTCAGCTTATTCAACTAGCAAATCATACAGGAAACGCTACTCTTTCAACAACACAGAATGGTGGAGCTTTTGGGATAGTAAGCGAAGCTGCTGGACTTTATACAGTAGGTTTAATTGTTTCTGCTCAAACCACTTTTAATTTTACTTGGACTGTACGAAACAATGATGGTTCAGGAGCTGCTACAGATACTTATGCTTTAAATAGCTTTTCAGCTTTAAGTGTTTTTGAGTTTATTATAAAACTACAAACCCCAGATATAACAATAATAGATTTTTTAACTGGACTATTTAAGTTATTTAATTTAATTGCATACGTTAAAGCAGATGGCTCTATCTATGTAGATACTTTAGATAACTTTTATGCTACTTCTACAACTTATGATATTACTAAATACATAGATGTTAATACAAGCTCTGTAGATGTTGCATTACCATACAGAAAAATTAAATTTAAATATAAAGGGTTAAAAACATTTTTAGCAGCTCAATACGAGCAGTTAAATGTACAAGAGTGGGGAACGGAATCTTATTCTACATCTTCTAATTTAGATGGTGGTGTGTATGAAGTAGAAGTGCCTTTTGAACACATGCTATTCGAAAGATTATTAGATTCTAGCGATCAAACAGGGCAAACAAATACCACTATTCAATGGGGTTTTAGCGTTAATGACAATCAGCAATCTTATATTGGATCGCCTTTATTATTTTATCCTGTGCTTAAAACTGGTGGAGGTACAACTTCTATATCATATTTAGATACTCCTACTTCAAGAACACAATTAACTTCTTATATAATACCCTCTAATAGTGTTGCTTTAGCAGCATCTACAAGTACAGCTAATATAAACTTTGGAAACATGGTAAATGAATTTACTGGATTAAACAATTTTACTGGAACTCTATACAATAATTATTACAACAATTATATTTCTAACCTGTTTTTGCAAAGCTCAAGAGTAATTAAGGTTACTGCATTTTTACCTTTAAACATAGTGCTTAATTATACTCTTGCTGACATCTTAATTATTAGTGGTAAACAATATAGAATCAATAGTTTAAATATTAATCTAATTAATAACAAAACACAACTAGAACTTATTACGATATGAGAATACTAAAATTATTAAATGTAGATAATTTCTATGGGCAAGATGAAACTATAGAAATAGCAAAGGGAAAAAACAAACTACCAGAAACTTTAAAAGAAGGTTATAATCAAATAAAACGAAATAGAAGATGGCTAATACAGTAATAATTGATGTAAAAACAAATGCTGGTAAAGCTAATGCAGAAATTGAAAAATTAACTGATAGTGTTGAGGATTTAGCACAATCAACAAAAGAAGTTGCAGATGAAACAGGCAATGCTGCTGTAGGTTTTGAAGATGTTACCAAAAATGGTGGTGCTATTGCTATACTAGATCAGCTTACTGGTGGTCTTGCATCCAGAGTTCGTGATAGTTATGAAGCCACGAAACTATTTAATTTTAGTTTAAAGGGAATGCGAACAGCATTAATAGCTACAGGTGTAGGAGCTTTTGTTGTTGCCTTAGGATTAGTTGTAGCTTATTGGGATGAAATAACCGATTTTATATCTGGTGCTTCTAAAAAACTCCAAGAGTATATAGATAAACAAAATCAATTACTAAAAGATGTAAGAACAGAATTAACAATACTTCAAAAACAAAAAGAACTTGCAGATTTAAGAGGTGATTCTATAGATGCAATTAATAAAAAAATTGAACAAAGTTTATTATTAGAAAAACAAGAAACTTTAGCTTTATTAAATACTTTAGAAACTCAATTAAAAATAGAAAAATCAAAGGAAGAAGAGTTATCTATTATGGATAAACTTGCTCTAAAAGCTGTAGAAATATTTGGGGTTAATCAAAGCACATTTCAATTACTCTCATTAGCAAGTCAAGATGAAACAAACTTTCAAGAAAAATTAGATGAAATAAATGCATTAAGACTTAAAGTTTCTGAATTAGATGTAGAAATACAAACTTTCACTAATGAAACTGCTAATAGAACTAGAGAAACACTTACAGGAGTAAATGCATTAACAACAGAAGGAATCGTAGCTGTAGATAATACAATACTCCAATCAAATGAACTAACAGCTGATTCTTTTGTTGTAAAAAAAGGATTAACTAAAGATGATTTAAATAATTTTAAAGCAGTAGAACAAGCTAAATTAGGTATTGCAAGTAATACATTAAATTTAATAGGTTCACTTGCTGGAGAAGGTAGTAAATTAGGAAAAGCAATTGCATTAGGACAAGCTACTATTAGTGGTTATGAAGGTGTACAAAACGCTTTTACTACAGCACAAGAAAGTCCATTTACATTATTAAACCCAGCATATCCATTTATTCAAGCTGGTTTAGCTGGAGCATTTGCAGCAACTAATATTGCTAAAATAGTTTCTGCAAAACCTGTAGTTACAGGATCATCTTCTGGATTAAGCTCTGTTTCTTCAGCACCAGCACAAGCACCAGCATTTAACATAGTAGGGCAAGGAGGAACAAATCAAATTGCATCTGCATTAGGAGAACAACAACAGACTCCAATACAAGCCTTTGTAGTTTCTCAAGATGTTACTACTGCACAAAGTTTAGAGAATGGAATAATTCAAGGTGCTACACTAGGAGATTAATACAACAGAAATCAATAAAATAGGTTTATTAAAAAAAGCTATACAATCCTTTAGTGTAAAGGGTTATATAGTTAATTGGTTAGTATAAACCTTTATAAACCTTTTATAAAAAAAGACTATGGATATAATAGAATTAGTAATAGATGAACAAAGCGAAGAGTTCTCAGGAATAGAAGCTATTTCAGTAGTAGAATCTCCAGCAATAGAAGAGGATTTTATAGCTCTTAAAAATGAGGATAAAATAAGACTTGCAGAAGTATCAAAAGAGAAACGCTTGTTAATGGGTGCTGCTCTTATACCAGACAAACCAATCTACAGAAAATCAGGAGATCATGAGTTTTATATCTACTTCTCTAAAGATACAGTAGCTAAAGCATCACAGATGTTTTTAAAATCTGGTAATCAAGGACAGGCTACAATGGAACACGCTACTAAAAAATTAGATGGCATGACAGTAGTTGAGTCTTGGATTGTTGAATCTGACTTGTACGACAAGAGTAAAAAGTATGGATTAGATATGCCTATAGGTACATGGATGGTTTCTATGAAAGTAGATAACGATGAAATTTGGAATAATTACGTTAAGAAAAACAAAATCAAAGGCTTCTCTATAGAAGGATATTTTGCAGATAAATTAAGTAGACCAAAGGATAAGCAAAAAGATACTTATAGTGAAGATGATAAACTACTAAATGATATAATAGATGTACTCAAGGAATCAAAGACCAACAGTAAGTAGAACCTCTCCAAGAGGTGGTAGAAGAGGATGCTTATGTAAAGACAATACCTATAATTCTAAATGCTGTAATGGAGATTTACAAAATCAAGGAATAGGCTCAACAACAGGGCAAAACTTTGAGGACTTTATGCGATTAGAAAACAATAGTGGTTTTATCATGTCCGAGAATCAGGACAAATTACAACAGGAATAATAGAATGTTGTTTATTAAAAAAAGTAATTAATCAATAATTATATATATATGAAGTCAACAGACAAATTAAACAAAGTGAGAGCTTTACTTGGTTTAGAAGTTCAGTTAGAAGAGAGAAAGCTAGAAAATGGCACTCGATTTGAAGCAGATGCTTTTGAAGCTGGTAGAGAGGTCTTTATTGTAACCGATGAAGATGAAAGAATAGCTGTTCCAGCTGGAGAGTATCTTTTAGATGATGGCATGATGCTAATCGTTGAAGAGGATGGAATAATTGCTGAAATGAAAGAATCCGTAGAGGAGGAAGTTGAAGAAGTAGTAGAAGCTCCTGTAGTAGAAGAGGTAGAAGCAGCTGAAGTAGCAGACATTGAAGATTGGAGAGGTCTTGAAATAAGAGTGAAAAATCTTGAAGATGCAATAGCTGATTTAAAAGCTGACAAGGAAAGCAAGGTAGAAGCTTCACAAATTGAAGTAAACGATCATGTAGAATTATCTGCTATCAAGCACAATCCAGAAAGTAAAAACGAAGTAGAGCCTGTAAACTATGCTCAAAACAGACCGATGAATACTCAAGACAGAGTATTTGCAAGATTATTTAACAACAACTAATATTTAAAAAAATTAAAATTATGTCAAAAAGAACAGACTTAGCGACTACAGTAACAATTTCTAGCTCATATGCTGGGGAATTTAGTGGAAAATATATTTCTGCTGCTCTATTAACTGCTTCAACTATTGATGATGGTGGTATTACTGTAATGCCAAATGTAAAATTTAAACAAGTAATACAAAAAGTAGAAACTGGAGATTTAATCGCAGATGGAACTTGTGATTTTGCAGCTTCATCTTCTGTAACACTTTCAGAAGTAGTATTACAACCAGAAGAGTTTCAAGTGAACTTAAACTTATGTAAATCAGACTTCCTTAACACATGGGATGCGATTCAAATGGGTTACTCTGCATTTAATAACAACGGCCTACCAAGTTCATTTTCAGAATATTTAATTGGTTATGTAGCTTCTAAAGTAGCAGCACAAAACGAAATTAACTTATGGACTGGAAACTTAGGAGGAGCACAAGCTGGAGAGTACAATGGACTTGAAACTTTAGCTGCTGCTGATGCAACTGTTATTGATGTAGCAAATGCTGCTGCTTTAACTGCTGTAAACATTATTGATAAAATGCAAGATACAGTAGATGCTATTCCTAATACTTTATTTGGAAAAGAAGATTTAAAATTATACGTATCGAACAAAGCTGCTAAATTATACATTAGAGCTTTAGGTGGATTTGGTTCTCAACTAAATGTAGCTGGAACTGAAAACGTATCTTCTAAAGGTGCTGCTGGTTTTGAAAACAGAGGTACTCAATGGTACGGAGGAGGAAGCTTATCATTTGGTGGTATTCCAATCTTTGTAGCAAGAGGTATGAGCGACAACACTATGATTGCTGCTGAAACTTCTAACTTATTCTTTGGAACTGGATTATTATCTGACTACAACGAAGTTAGAGTAATAGACCAAACTCCAATCGATGGATCGCAAAACGTAAGAATCGTAATGAGATTTACTGCTGCTGTACAAATCGGAGTAGGTGCAAACGTAGTTTACTATGCTGGATAATTAATAAATTAATACTAATCAACTCAAAGGGTATCTTGTAACTACTTGATACCCAGAGAGTTATAATACATATAACGGATGGCATGTGATATTACAGCTGGAAGATTAGAACCATGTAAAGACTCCGTAGGTGGCATAACAGCTATCTACATTGGAGGTGCTTATACAAGTGGTTTATTGACATCAGCAACAATCGGAGCAGATGGAGAAGTTACAGCTTTTGCATCAGCACTTACTTTTTATAAGTATGATTTAAAAGGAGCTAATTCTTTTGACCAGACTAATGAAAATTCAAGAGAGAACGGAACGAGTTTCTGGACTCAATCAGGAACAGTTGTTTTAAAGAAACAAGATAAAGCAACTACAGCTCAATTAAAGTTACTTTCTTACGGAAGACCACAAATAATAATTGAGGATTATAACGGAAACTTTTATTTGGCTGGTATAGAAAATGGAGTTGAGGTAGCAGTTAATACTGCAACTGGGGCTGGAATGGCTGATCTAAATGGGTATAATTTATCCTTAACGTCAACTGAGAAATCTCCAGCTAATTTTATGGCATTTTCAGCTATGGTAGCTGCTAACAACTTAGTAGTTGTTGTAGGAACTTAATCTTTGATTTTATAAATAAAATAAAGGCATTACTTCAAGTTTTGCCTTTTTTTATATAACAGTTTTAGCCTTTTGGTGTTTATTAAAAAAGGAATTGAATGATTATATTAACTACTACTACAAATGCTCAAGAATTGAAGTTTATTCCTCGTGAATATGCAGCACTTAGTATAGTTATTACCGATCAAGATACTAATAAACCAGTTACTTATTCTGGATTAACTTTTACAAAGGATAAATATTATCTAAAAGGTAACGTAACATTCTCTCCAGTACTTATAGAAGGTAGGTTTTACACTTTAAAAGTGTTAAATGGCTCTTCAATAGTCTATAGAGATATGATTTTTTGTACAGATCAAGCAGTTAGTACTTATACGATTAACAAAGATGTCTATACAGAGAATGTAACCACTAACGAATATGTAGTAATATGAGCGAATTTTTCGTAACTAATTTAGCAGCTTATACAGCTCCAGTAGTTGTAGAGTTAAAAAACAAGGATTACATCCAATATGGGGAGGATAACAACTATTTTAACTATATAATTGATGTAAACAACAACTCTACTACTAATAGAGCCATTTGTATAGGGGTTTCTAACATGATTTATGGTAAAGGACTTGCTGCACACGATGGAGATAAAAGACCAGAGCAATACGCTCAAATGATGTCATTGTTTAAAAAGCAAGATTTAAGAAGATTTATTTCCGACTACAAAATACTTGGAATGGCAGCATTTCAACTAGTTTATAAAGATGGAAAAGTAAAACAA